TGAATCTCAGCCTCTACTTTTTTCGCGGGTCTACCGCCCAAACGCCTTGCCGCAAAATCAGCTATTCCAGATATTGCGTCAGCCGCCTTGCCGCCAAGAAACGCAAATGGCGGAGCTGTCACAGCACCTATAGCAGTAGCTGTTGGAACACCTTTAAATCTTTCCTGAATGGCCTCCCCCAGTGGCACATCGCCAGGGACAGCAGATCCAAACTCATAAATACCAGCACCAGCACCGCCTATGCCCATTCTTTTCAAAACACTGGGCGCATACCTAGAAAGTATAGAACGAGTGACGGGAGCTGCTACTGCTGGCCCACCAGGCCCACCTGTGGCAAGACCCAGACCAATAGCTGGAATTGCAACACCACCTAACTCTTTTGCGAGACTGCTAACTGGATACGCTTCCCTAGCCTGTTGTAGCCCCACATTGATTTCCTTGAGAGTTGCAGGGTAGTCACCAAGCAGACCAAAGCCTGTACGCAAGCCAGCTTCAATCTCATCTGATGTAGCCATGAACGGCCCTTGAAACATCAAGCGTATTGTCTCTGGGTCAACATCTGGCTCAGACGGAACAAAAACACCATCGACCATTTTTCCAACAATCTTATCAGCCATGCTTCTAGTCCTTTATCGCTACTCTATCATCTGGTAAAAGATAATATATGCCACTAGGCAAACTGCTTATAGGCTTTTTGTCTGTAGGCACAAACGGATTTTCACGAGAAGTACCAGGAATATCAGGCACATCAACAAGAGTTTGCTCTATATCCAATCCATTAGCAGTGCTTTTTATTATAGATTTATCTGTTAAGTAGTCGGTAACAACATTATCAGCATTTAAAGAATACTGGTTCGCCAATCCCTCATATTGGTCATATATTATTTTAAAGGAATCGTACTGACTTTTTAACTGACCCTTAGCAGATTTCAAAAAGTTTTCTCTTTGCTCATCTGTAAGCCTATTGCCAAACAATACTGAGTTGTAAAGATTTCTAACCCTATTACCAACGCCACCACTGTTTTCAGCATTTGAGAACTCTCCCTCCCTAACTACTGAGGTAGGGTCGATGGTTTTCATATATGCAAAAATAAGGGCGAGGTCATCAACACCTGTTGGCTCGCTTGCCATTGCCGCTTGCTTGACTTTTTCATAGCCAGAATTTGCCAATCTAAAGTCTTTAGACAATGCATCAAAATCCTTTTTTAGGTCTCTCTCCTTCTTAAACTGCTTCTCACCACCCTTGCCCATTGCTTCAGATATTTGAGCCTCGGCTAGCCTTTGTAGTAGATTCTGCTGCTCCGCAGCCTTCTCAGCCTCCCTACCAGCTTGCAAGCCCTGCAATATCTTAGTGCCAAAACCAACAGGCGTTCTTGTTGGGCCGCCCAACAGAGAGCCAGCCAAACCAAGAGCCATCTCCTCGGACATACCGCCCAAACCACTGCGGATTGATCCAAGCAGACCTTGAGGTCTAGCAGCAGGTGCTTGAGCTGCACCCCCGCCCGATGCCATCAAGCCTCTGGATAGCATAGAACCAGTTGGGAAATCTCTTGGGTCTAGTTGACCTGTTGCGACAGGCTGAGGCCCAAGAAAAGGTCTAAAAGGAGTGGCAGATACACCTCTCATGCTGATGCCTGGCACAGTACCCATAACACTGCCACCCATAACACCCCTGCCCATACCCATCGGGCTGGGGCGGCCTCCTCCGATTAAGCTATCTAAAACGCCAACCATCATAAACCTCTTACTCTAAAAGACCAAGCAATGCGCCGAAACCTGCGCCCAAAAGCGGGTCATCACCATATATCTTACTACCCAAGAACGCACCGCCTAACAGCTTTTCACCTGTAGTGCTGTCAAAGTATGGCTGTATTGCAGATGATGTCTGACCCATTGGAAAACCAGACACAGCCGCTTGATACTGACCAAGGGCTTGCATAGGTGCTTGTTGCTCAAACTGGAATCTGGCAATGTCACTAGCAAGCTGTTGCTGTGCAAGTTGCTCTCTAGCACCACCGACAGCACCTAGCTGACCAATGTCGTAATAAGAAGCCTGTTGCAGTGCTGGAGCTAATCTTAACGCATCTTGCTGTCTAGCACGTTCAGCACCATAGTCACGATATGCAATGTCAGCCGCAACATCACCGAGTGCGCGGGTCATAACATCAGCAGCAGCACCAGAACCCAAGCGACCACGTTGTGCTAATGCACTTGTTGTTCTTGCTTGCACTGGGTCTAAGGCTCTGTTGATGGCTTCACTCAACCCAGGACTACCCCCAAGGAATGTGCCACCAAGTACGTCTGTTGCGTATTGCTGGGCAGCCGTTCCAACGGGAGTGCCAGCTAGAGCCTGTTGCTCTCTCATACGCAACGCTTGTTCTGTTTGCGGTGCAAAGCCAACTACTGTCTCACCAGGATAATACTCCTGTGGGCCTTGCATATACTGCCGATAAGCCTCGCTCATACCATATTGCAAGAATGGTTCTGCAAATGGTGCGGGGGCTGTGCGTGTAATTGTTTCTGTTACGCCGTCAGGTTTTGCCATCTTCATATCTCCTGTATTCTGCACATTAACACTAGGCTGAGTTATAGGCAACGGGGTTTGCACTACTGGGGCTGGTGCTACTGGTGTAGGTGTATCTGGCAATGCTGCTACAGTATTTGTAGGTTGACTATATGAAACACTTTGGCCTGTTTGCATTGCTTGATTAATTGCATTTTGAACTGCTGGAGGCTTAACATCCCTCGTCATACTCATTTGCCTGGCTTGTTCTGGTGTCATTATTAATTGATTCATGGTGTCAAAATTAAATCCTCCACCAAAAAAACCACCCATCGGTGAAAATTGTGATAATTCTGACATTCTCGCTAAATCAACCATTCTCTTATCCTATAACCACATAGCCAACAACTAAATCGTGACCATGATTCTGATGACCAGCAACAAAACTACCAGTTGTGCGACTCGATAAAAATGGGTGTATGTGTGAAATATCATTACCTAAACCCGTAAAAAGTATAATGCTATTTGCACCAACACGTTTGTCTGTGACATTAGTAGTAGTTGTACCAGATGAAACTGTAAAACTACCCGTACTGTTTAACTTACCTTCGACACAGTTGTTTACCACCTCGGATATTTCACGAGGTGCGCCGCCTTGATATGGTAGCTTTCTGTACTGATTGCTCATCTGCGTCCCGTAGTTGTTGCATCAATATCAATGCCCTGTGTCTTATTCCACTCACCTGTAAGATTTAACCTTATCCTGTGATAACGTCCTTCAGAGCGCACAGGAATAAAGTTATCTGTATTTAGACTAGAAGAAGAACCAAATGTAAATGTATCTATCTGCCTATTACGACTCGCAACTTGCGCTGTAACAGCACCAGTTTCATTTTCACGAAGCGTAACATACGGGATGATATTTCTAATGAGGCTTCTATTGCCTTTGCGAACCTCAAACTCACCCGTTTCAACAATCGCCGTAAGCGTACTGCCCGTGAAAGTTTGGATTTTGTTGTCTTTGCTGGCTGCAAAAACAAACTCACCACCACGATAAACCACCCCATCGAGAGAAGCAGGTAGGACATCCAAGCTGCCAAAAGCAGCATCAAGTTGCTCAAGAGTAAAACCAGCCGTATAAACACCCGCCAAGTGGTCAACCCCAATGTTCGCCGTTGACCATTTATCGAGGGCATAATTGTAGATAATAAGTCTGTCAGGTGTGCCACTAGTTGCCGATGTACTAGCATAAGACCAGATAATAACTTGTCGTAACGGGTCAACAGCAGACGACATATTCTTTGCATAAGCTCCATCCCAATCCTCCAAGAAAAATTTGTTTACCTTCTCAGCCCCAATCGGACGAGACTCTTTACCATCAAACATATAAAAGCCATCGTCAGCCAAGTAAAACACAGCATGACCAACATTAGCAACACTGCCTGGTACTTTACAACCTCTGTTCAACTCAACTTTGTCAAACTGAAATATCAAAGGTGAACCAATATATGAGGCACGAACAATACCCTTTTCTAAAAGTATCGTTGCATACTCACCGCCGACCAAACCAGTAATATCCCCCAAGTCATCAATGTCCTGAAAGTCAGCTTGTGTTGTAGCACTTACTGCCCAACTTGTTGCATCACCCAATGCTGACCATTGTGTGCGATATGGCTTAGTACCAGCAGAGGTCGTATTGGTAAATCCTGTCATTACAAAGTCACGCACGACAGCAATATA